CTCGTAGGGCACCTTGGCCAGCTCCTTGTTCGTCGGGTCCTTGACGGCCAGCGCGGAAAGCGCTTTGGTCCACCGAATCGCATTCGAGGCGACAACTTCCGGCGAGTAGCCGAGGACTTGGATCTTTCCACCGCCTCGCTGTTCGACGCGATACGGGAAGAAAATCTTTCGCAGAGACGCGCGTTCCGCCTCGGGGATGTTCCGGGCGGCCTCGATCTCGGCGCGTCGGGTCAAAAACTCGGCACTCGGGTCGCCGGCGGGCAGGCCCTGCGCGGACCGGTAGTCCGCCATGACCGCGCTTCGGCCGGCGATGCCCTCGGCAACCGCGCCGAGGATTTCCCGTTGGCTTTGCGTCTGCCCGGGAAGCGGTTGATCCGGCGCGGAGGCCGCGATGTCTCGGGCTTCCTGCGCCGACTGCGCGACCTGCTCGGGGGTCAGCGGCTCGGCTCCGCGCGGAAAAGCGGGAGGAGCGCCAACGCGCGGGGTCACGACAGGAGCCGCAGGCTCAAGTCCTTTGGCCGCTTTGGTCACGGCTTCGACTGCCGCATAGCGTAGGGGCACGCCTTCGAGGCCGACTCGCTCCGCCAGGGGTTCTCCGCCCAATGCGGAGACGATGCCGGCGGCCGCTCTGGCCATGGTTGCTGGAAAAGAGTTTGACTGGAGAGACGGGCCGAGATTACCCAGAACCGCATCCCACTGGTCCGCCGCCAGCTCGCGGGCGATATACCGGTCGGCGATCTCGCGCCGGGCGGAGGGCTTCACGGCCTGCCGCCAGCCCTGGTTCTGGATCATTTCTTCGGCGATCTCGCCGGCCGCTTTCTGAACTTCGGGGCTTTCGACAGGCAGCCGCATCGTGTCCGCCGTGTCCTTGGCGATCTGCTCAAGCGCGGCTTGTTCGCCCCAGCCAGTCCGGTCCAGCAGAGCTTCCCGCCAGTCGATGTTGCGGGTGGCCATGTCGTCGGCGCTCACGCCAAATAACCGCGCCGTCTGGTCACGCCCGTAGGCTTCCCATTCCGACGGCGTGAAAGAGTTCTGCACGGCCTCGTCAACGGCCCTGTTGCCCGTTTCTCCGAGCACGTCTTGAATAGGATGGAAGGACTCGTGCGGGGCCGCGTCGATATTGCGGGCCACAACTACCCGCCGGCCGCCAGCTCTGGCCAGAAAGATGCCCTGAGCAGCGGCATTCCGCGCCGCGTCCGCCGGAGTCTGCCCCAGCTCGATCAACGCGCGGGTCATGCCCTCGGCGGTTGGGGTATAGAAGAAGTCGTCCGAGGCCCCAATGCGCCGGAGCATGTCCCGAATACCGTTTACACGAAGCTGCACTCCCGGAGGAGCCGCGCGGTAGGCTTCCTGGTGGATCTGTTCAATTCCCGGAAACCGGCCGGAAGATGGCTGCACAACGGAAACAGGCTTCCACGGCCGGGGAGCCACAATCTGTCCGCTCACGAGTTGCCGGCCGGCCCGGTAGGTGCCCCGGCCCAGGCCGAAGACCGTCCCCAAAGTGGCCGCGTTCGCGGTTTCCTGCGGGGTCTCGGACGTAGCCGCCGCCAAACCGACGTCCAGAGCGGCCCCTTTGGCCAGCTCGGAAGTGAATTTTGGAGCCGCTAAAGCAAGATCCCGGGCCAACTGCCCGTAGTTGCCCAGCGGAGCGCCCGTCCGGAGGTCCCGGCCGAAAGTGTCCAGCGCCTGGCCCCAGGTCTGCCCGCGTGCCGCGACTTTTTTCATAGTAGCGGCCACGCCTGCTCCAGACGTAGCGCCCATTACTGAACCCGCCCAGCCGCCTTTGGCCGCCCCTACCGCCGCGCCTACCGCTGGCGCAAAGGGAGCCGCCACTTTGGAAACCACGCTGGCTGCCTTAATGGCCTTTCCCGCCCCCTGGGTGGCCACACCTTCTGTCCAGGCCATTCCCTGGCCCGTCTTAGCCTCTAGCCAGGTGATGCCCTTCCCAAGAGCCGGCGGGGTGGCTTTGTGCAGACCGCCGAAAACCTTGCCGAAAGCCCATAGGGACAGCGGGTCGCCCGCCGCCAGGGCGCTCGATTCCTCCGGCCGCAATGCTTTGCCCTTTTCCTCAAGCCCTTGCACCGTATACTTGCCCACTGCGGCGGATCCTAGGAAGCCGCCATGGCCCCGGGCAATCTCGTCCTGGGTCTCAAGCTGGCCCACCTTGGACCAGAGGTTGGCAATCTTCTCGTCCTGAGTGCGCTCGCCCATGAACGGGCGGCTGATCTTACCGGCGAGTCTACCGACTTGTTGCCCCAGTCCGGTCACCGCAAGCTCAGATCCGGCCCAGTTCTCGGCAACCCGGCGCTGTGGGTCCCGGCCGATCAGCGCGTTGGCGTAGTTCCACACCTGCTTAGTGATACCCTTGGCAAAATGCCAAGCGGGAACTACGACTTCTTTGCCGACTTCGACGCCCTGTTTAAACACTTCACCCACGTCGCCTTCGGCCACTGCCTTAGCAGCTTCGGCAACCTGATGAATCACCGGGAAATCAGTCGGGACAAACCCGCGCGTCTCCAGCCGGTCTTGAACCCCGGAGAATTTCGCGACGTTCGCCGGGTCCATGTAAAGCCGATCCCGGTTGGCGTAGAAGTATGACACCGGATCGAATTGGCCCCGGGACTCGACGGCGAGATTGAAAAGCTCGTCCTCGGTCATATTCTCCATGGGCATCGGGCGGAGGCCCGCCGCTTGCGCCTCTGCCGTCAGGTCGGCAGTCGGGGGTTGTGGGGAAAGCGAAGCTTCCTCTTGCGGCGAAAGCGTGACGGGTCGAAGCCCGTATTCGGCTGGGTTAAAGTCTGCCATACAGTTACAGGTGCCGAATCACGGCAAATTGTCAATCTTACTTTTTGAGATTCCGTTGGAAGGCTCGAAAAGGATTCACGAGGTCCGCGCCCATTTCCGCCCAGGGGTTCACTGGCGGCGATTCGAACCGGGGAGTATACCGGGGCTCGACGACCGGCGCGGCGTTAATCGGCGCGGATTTGACCGGCGCGACTGGAGCCGCCGCCGGAGCGGCGGGAGCCGCAGCGCCTGTGTCGGCTTCGAAAGTCTGACCGTCTTTCCTCCACAGAATCTTTCCGTCAGCGCGATACACTTTCTCAAAGCCGAGCGTCTCGGGGTCCCGCGTTCCTTTCTCGCCAGCCCATCCGGAGACTTTTGCGGCTCGCACCCGAATGGAATCATAATCTGCTTTCAAATCGGGGGTGGCAGCGCCTCCAGCGGTAGCAATGTCGGAGATTACCTTTTCCATGTCGGCACGCAAAGTGGCCTTCGCGGACTGAACCGTGGAAGAGTCTCCCACCTTCGGAAAAAAAGTGCCCTCATACCACGACTGTTCCTTCGACGAAATTGCAGCGCCAGATTCCATACGGAGAACGCCTTGCGACCAAGCGTTTTTGGCTGCCTGATAAAGTTTGACGTTCTCGGATCTAAAAAATTCCGGGAGGTGCTCGTAAATGTAGGTTCCAACGGAAGCTGGATTGAACTGGCGACGGGCCAGTTCCTCCTGGATCTCGGCAGACGTAGCGAAGCGGCCCATTGACGACTTGGCGAGAATTTGCTTCTCGGTGCCCGGTTCCCCGCCCTCTCCGGGAACGGTAGTCATAACAATGCCCTCGGGGGTCATCTGGCCTACGCCTGGCGCGACAGTTGCGGCGGGAGCCGCAGCAGGAGCGGCGGAAGCCGCAGCCACGGTGCCCGGAGCGGTGTTCAGAAAAACATCGGGGCTCGCGGGTCGTCCCAGGGACTTCCACAGCGAAAGCGGAATGGCCGTCATCGGGTAAAGATTCTCGCGGAGCTTCATGGCTTGCGCGGGATTCAATCGCCCGCTCATATCCAGCACGCCCTGGCCCTTACCCTTTCCGACGGTGAATTCCTGGTCTTTCAACTGCTTGATCCGGTCATTAACGGACGACCGAAATAGCAGCAGCGGAGCAACGTCCTCTTCATAGACTTGCCGGATCCGCGCCTGGTCCGGAACGGTCAGCCCGGTCTTCGGATCCTGCCGGACGGGTAACTCCACGCCGAGCATCGTAAACTGGTTCGCCACCGCGTCGATGGTCCCGAAGGACTCCGCTTGCGCGATCTTGCGGGCGGCTTCCGTTCGCCGCATTTCCTTAACGTAGGGCATTTCAGCGGCGTCAAGCTCCGCCTTCTGCACCCGCGCCTTCGCCTCCACGGCGGTGGCTTGCTGAACCGCCGCGCGGGCATCCCGTGCCGCCGGAGAAAGCTGCTCCTGGTAAAGCTGCTCTTCGGCCTTTTTCTTGAGCCGCGCTCGATTGTCAATGCGCCCGATGATGTCGTCCGCCGTGACGAAGCCCTTGTGAAAAGCGTCGACGAGCGAGGACGTGCCGCGCGGTTCGACGGGTGGAAGCGAAATCAACTCCGATACGCGCGGTTGAACGACGTCTGTATTCTGTCCAGGTCCGGTTGCCATATTAGAATCTCGGTAAAGCTACGCCGCCCACGGGGTTCATTGGGGCGATCCAGGCAGACTGCGAAATGACGTTGGGCCGCGCGGCGGCGGCGGCCACTTGGGTAGTTGCGCTGTCCGAACGCAACTGCGCTTCGAGGTCCATGATCTTCTGATCGAGTTTCTGCTGCTCGGATCCTTGATACATCCCGAAGGGGTTCTGTCCGATCCTGGCGCGAAGAGTTTGCGTCTGTTGCAACTGCTGCAAAAGTTGAGAGGGCCGGTTCACCGCTTTGGTTTCGGCCGCCGTCTTCTTGGCGGTCTCCTGGATGGCTCCGGCCTGGGAAGACTGCACCTCGGGCGACACGATGTAAGAGCCAAACGACGCCTTCGCGCCGGGCTGAATCGCCGCCGCTCGCAGCGCTTCGTAAGCGGTGTAGTCGCCAGACTCGGCGGCCGCGAAAAGTCGGTTGAGCAAATCCTGCTGGAGCGCCCGCTTCTGATATTGCTCGGAGTTCAACGCGTCGATGGACGTCTGCAAATAGTCGGGCATGTTGGTCTGCTGATAGACACTGGCCCCTATTGGAACGTTGGCTGGGAGAGTCTGCGCCGGGCTGGAATAGGCCCGCGACCCGAGCGACGCGTCGGTAAGCTTCGTCGGCGTGGCGGCGAAGTCCTCCGCACCGTAGACCTTGGCCGGCGTTGCGTCGAATCGCTGGGTCCCCGCCGTGATGCCCTCGGGGTTTACCTGGTTCGCATATTTGTAAGAAGACGTCACGCCACCCGATGGGGTGGACGAAGTAGGCTGCGCCGTCGACCGGCCAGGAGCCGTCAGGACCCCTCCGCTCACGCCGGAGGAAGCCGGCTGTTTCGAGCTCGCCCGAAGGTAGAGCGGAGTCACCGTGCTGGAAGTCCAGCCGCTAGAAGTATTCGCCATAACGTTATCCTCGCGTCCAATCGCCGGATGCGCTGTAACCCAAGAACGGAGACGCGGCCATGCTGCTGGAACCGCCGCCACCTCCACCGGTCGGAAGGTAGCTAGCAGCTCCGCGAGCCGCCCCGCCGATGCCCTGCGCCCACGCGGATCCGATATCCTTGGTGCCCTGCGCGGCCACATTCGCCTGCGTCTGCGCAAGCTGGTTGGTAGCTCCAACTCGGGCCAGCCAGATGTTGGCCACGCTTTGGCCGGACAAACCCGCCTCCGGAGTCTGGGAGGCCGCCGTCTGCAAAGCGCTCTGTGTTGCCGTCAGGTTGCTTAATTGAGATTGCTTGAGCGCCGGGAAAAGTCCCTGGAGAATGTTCGCCCGGGCCAGATCGAGATTCTGCGCCGTGTTGACCATTGCCTGCGCCCGCTGCTGGCGGTCCGCTTTCAATTCGAGAGCGGCCTTGCCGATAAGCTGGCGCTGCATCGTCCCGCCGATACCCTTGGAGGTCGCCGCGCCGGTCACCGAGCCGGTTCGTTCCAAACCCGCCTGCACAAGCTCGGCCTGCACATCGCGCGGGAGAGTCGCCCCAGCGTCCAGCTCCTCAAGCGCCGTGTCGATCAGCCGGTTTTTGATTTCAGTGAAATCGCCGGTCGTGCCCATCGCCTCGGCGGCGGCTTGACTTCCCACCACGTCGCCGGCTCCGCCTTCGATTCCTTGCAACTGCCGAAGAATCGAATCGGATGCAGCATAGCGGGTGGCCGACAAGGACGGGTCGATTATGGCCTGCAAAGCGAGCTGATTTTTCGCTCGCTCCGTGTCGGCCCCTAACGCCTGCTCGTTGATCCGGGTTGGCTCCAGCTCCTTGTAGACAAAATCCCGCTGCTTCTCCAGGGCTTTGATCTGCATTTCGGTCGCCTTTTTAATAGCGCCCGCCTCAATTGCCGATCCCGCAAGGGATCCAACCGCCCCAAAAATTCCGCCAAAGTCGAACATGTTAGCCTTTCGTCAGGGTCCAGAGATAGATGCTCGGGGGATAGGGCACCGTCGACGCCTCCGCCGGCACTGCGCCGCCGTGAGTGTGGGTAGCCATGGAGATACTGTCCGTTTCGCCGATGATTTCTCGCGCAGCGCGATGCGCCACGCCAGCATTGGTCGTCAAATCCGTCTCGGGTGCTCCTCCCGTGTCTTTCGTGGCCTGGCCAAGAAGCCGCCCGCGCCACGCCTGGTTGTCGCCACCGAGAAGCTGCCATCCGGGATTCCGGCGGAGCGCATCGGTCAGGCTTTCATGGGTCACCTGCTTGACGTCGCCGGGGCACCCGGCCACGGTCCGCCACATTCCGCGTTCCCACCAAATCAGGCAGGAAATGTCGGTGTCGTAAAACTGCTGGTATTCGAGCGGGTCGGCGGGACGGTTGGCCGTGCCACCCGAGAGAACAATGCTCACGTAAGGCATCCAGAAAGAACCGTTGTAGAGATACCAGCCGAGCGGGTTCCCGTAGTTGGGACTCGCCTGGGTGGCATCGGCGGTCGTGCGGAGCCAGATTGGCGGCGTGCTGGACGATGGCGCAACCGCGCCGATCCAGAACCAGCGCGTCTCCGAGTCGGAGATATCGAGCGGCACGTAGCGCTTGATCCCGTCGTCGAAAACATACCACTTGATGCCGTCGCGCAGCCAGGGGCCGACGTTCGACGTGGGTTCCGAATCGCCGATGTATATGAAATTGGTCCCTGTAGGAGAGACAATTTTCATGCGCCGGATGGCCTCTTCCATCAACCCTTGCGGGCTGGTCCGGAGCGTCTCCGGCAGCCGAGACATCTGTATTATGAGGTTCGTATCCTGGAGCATTCTATCTGCTTTCTTTGCGCCCCTTGGCCAGATTGTCCCTGGCCCACAAAGGCTGCAAGTTTGAAAAGTGAAAGCACTTTTTCTGTTGTTCCCCGTCTGTCAAATCGAAACTCGCGCACGGCCGGATGTGGTCGATGTGCCAGCTCCCGTAGTTGTCCCAGGTCATGCCGGGCTGAAATTGCTGTTCGAGGTGCACCCGAAGTTCGGGGACCGAGCAGCCTAACAATTCCATGGTGTGGGCGGCTTTTGCGCCGATCCCACGAAGCGCGTTTTTAACCCGATTCCGGCAATTCAGCAGCACCCGAAAACCCGGGTCGTTCTTACAGCGGTCCCGCCGGTAGGTCACCACGTAAGCCTGCATTTTCTCCAGGTTCCGCTCCCGCCACGCATAAACGCCGGCGAGCACCTTCTCTGGGTTGGCGGCCCGCCACTTCCGATTCCATGCAAGGAACTTCCCCGGGTCGGCAGCATAGCTCGCTCGCTGCCGCTCCCGGGCCGCCGCAGCGGCTGTCTCCCGGTTGTTGGCATACCACTTCCGGCACGCCGCCCGGGCCTTCTCTCGGTTGGCGGCCTGCCATGCCCGGCTTGTCGCGGTATCCCTTTCCCGATTGGCCGCATGCCACTTCCGGCGTGCCGCATTAGCCTTCTCCGGGTTGGCGGCTCGCCACGCCCGCGCCGCCGCGAGCATCTTCTCCCGGTTGGCCAGGTAATACTGCCGCTTCTGTTCTTTTCTATCGCTCACATCTAATTAGTGCCACGCGCTCGGCGGTTTGTCAATCTCGTTTTTTCCAGGGTTACGTCACAATCAAGCAGTCGGGACTCCCGGCAACCGCCGGGCTTGTGCGCTGAAAATTCCCTTGCGGGGTGAGCCCGTAGAGTTTTTCGCCTTCCCAGCCTCCGCCAGGCCAAGGAAGTTGGAGTGTCCATTTCCCGGTGATCGTGTTTCCCCGGAGCAGGCAGAACCCGAGCGAATTCGAAACCGCGTATTCGCAAAGGTATTCCGACTGGCTGTAAGGGATCATCGGAATGTTGCCGATGCCGGGGTAATTCAAAATCAGCAAAGATGCCGGCTGCGGCAACCACTTGCCAACCCGAATGAATTGAAACGTGGGGCCGTCCGCCTGCACGATCATATTAACCCGGGCTCCGCAAGAGACATACCATTCCTGGTAGAAGCCGAGGGTCACGGTCTGCCCGGCGACTAGCGGATGTTCAAGGCAGAACTGGACAAAGTCCGGGTCGTTTGTGTCATTGTGGAAATGTGCTTCCACAACGGCGGTGTCCACCGGATCGTCGATACCGATTTCCCAGAACATCATCGGGGCTGCCCGGCGAAAAACGTATTGGCCCATTAGAGACCAGCCCGCGTGAGCCGCAATGTTGGCCGCCCATTCGGGAACAATCCAATCCCCCAGCTCGTCGCTTCCATTTCGGTAAAGCGCCCACTCGCCAAAACCCATTCCGTAGAAATGATAGTCCGGCGGGGAACCTCCGCAGGTAAGACCCTGCGCTCCGGAAATGTAACGGAACTGGTAGATCCCGTCCATGTTTGCCGGGACGGTTACCGTGAGTTCGGTGTTAGCCATCGTGGTGAACTTTTTGGTTCCCAAAACGTCGCTTGCCGAAGTTCTCCAAGTATCCGGCAGCGGGTCTCCCTCTTGGGAGCACGTCACGGGCGGTGGCGGTGGAGGTGGCGGAGGCGGAGGAGGCGGAGGAGTAGGAGAGCCGCCCGGCGCTCTCACCGGGGGAGACATGTCGGTGACCCCGTCCTCGGTAATCACGTCGATCCGCCAGTAGTGATCGTCGCCATCGGGGACCTGGTAATAGTCCGTCGAGAGACATTCCGCGACGAGCTGATAGGCCCCGTAAGGATTGTCCTCGTCCACGGACCGGTAGACCGAGTAGCACAGTGCCCCGGGAACCACACCCCACGAAAGAACAAACCCACCCACGCCGCCGAAAACCAAACCAGTGGGCGCTCCGATACGCTCGATGGGCGCAAGGTAAATCGTCGGTTCGCCGGTCCCCGAGAAGTCGAAGTCGCAGACGGGCGGACAAACGTAGATCAGAGGAACCCGCCGGTTGTAGAGGTATTCGAATGCGATCATACGACGCCCGAGCTGTAGATTGGAGCGCGGAGTTTGGAAAGCCCGTTCTCCGCCGCTTTGTTGGCGATGATGCTTGCCACCCGGTCCGCCGCTTCCTGGGAAATAATGCTGTGGGACACGCCAACGCCAACCGCCGTGAAACCGTCTGTGGTAATCGAGGTTGTCTTGGTAGCCGAAAAAGCTATCAGCTCCCGGGTCGCCAGTGACGCGTATGCAAGCGCTGCTGAATCCGAAGCCACGCCCTCTCCGTCAAACCTGACGGCATTTGATTTTGATTCATCGGAACAAGCGAGTGAGTCGCCGGAAGTGTCCTCGAACTCGGGCTGTGCCCAAGCTCGGATCCATCGGATTGTAGCGGGGCCTTGCCCTGCGATAAGCAGTTGAAAACTTTCATCGTGGTCTTCGTTTAGAGTGCGCTCCGCCGGGCAGGACCCGGTATCCTCGTCGATGTTCTGCCCTCGCGCGTCTTCCGTGCGGAGCAGTCGCGACTGTGGCTTGTAGGCGAACAACGTCGTATTGATCGTGATCTCCATTCCAGACTGAACGCACCCGCGCTCGACGCTGAGTTTTCGGGACAGCACTCGCTTGAACGCCCCGCGCATCCCGCCCGCGTAAAAGATGGCAAGATCCAGGTCTTCCTCGACGCCGCACAGCGCCAGGTCGGCGTAGCAAAATGTCGAATCGGATCCCTTGAGTTTCTCGGCTCCGCTGGTCTGACCGAAGTATCCGCGCGACATGACCGCCCAGGTGATCGGACAGCCGCTGTCCAGCCGCTCGGACAGGAAGCATTCCCACAAGCGGTTCTGGCCGTCCTCGTCCGTGCTCACATGATAAATACGCTCCTCGCCGAAGATAACCCCATACACCCATTCGACCGGGCGCGTGCCCAACCAATAGCCGGCCCAGGACGGTCCCGAGTCGTCTTGAAGAGTCTGAAAGCTCGCGGAGTTCAGGACCCACGTGTGCTTGTTGTAGAGGTCTTCGGCGGGGACGCTGAGCAGAACGTAAGGTCCGAAAGCTCCGCCAGCGCACAAGCTGAGGTCGCTGTGCAGCGTGGTTTTACTCACGTGCATTTCCGCGTCGCGCGTGGGCATGCGAGCCACGTCTTGCGCGGAGGTGGTCGCGTCGAAAAATACCAGACCGCTGGAAGACATCCAGGTAAGCCGTCCGAAGTGGTTCACCACGGACCGCTGCGACATGCAGCCCACCTTGAAAATCTCGCGCTGAAAGTCCTCGGTGTCGGGCCAGGTGGCGCGGTCGCGGACGTTCGCCCGGACAAGCGAAGTGGTCGTCGGGGTAAAGACCAAGAGCTGCGGCGAGTCGATGCCGGGAGTCACCGTCATGGCGGTAACCTCTTCCTTGAAGACAAACGCGCTGACGCCGCCCAGGTAAATCTGCTCGCGGAAACTGAACGGATCCGCAATGTCGCTGGCATAAACGTAATTGCCTGACGCAACCCAAAGGCGGTCGCCAACCCATGCCATTGCGCTGCCGACCGGGGTCTCGAAAGCATTGTCGCGCACATGGCCGGACTGCGAACCGTCATACCACGCCGGCGCGGTTAGGCCGCCGTCCTGGATGAAAAGCACGGCGCGAGGGTCGATCAGCGTAATTGCGGAAGCCAGATCGGTGGTCACCCGGGTAGCCGATTGCTCGGTGAGAGACCAGAAAACCTGCTTGGCGGTCGACGACATTCGCACGTTATCGAGCATGCGAAAATTCCCGAAGGGCCAGTCGGCCACATAGACAACTCCGTCGATGCAAACCACGATCTGTTCCAGTCCGGTCTTGGGCCGGAACAAGGCCGCGCCTTGCAGTTTCCCATAGGGAAGCGTGACGATGCACTTGTAGCCAGGCCGGCAAGACAGCGTGCCGCCCACGTTGAGCATGTTAATCGCGCTCCAGTAGTAACCCATGGGGATCTGCCCCGGGTCGCTGTCGGATTTAGCTCCCTTAAAAAACGTGCCGTCCCAGTCTATGATTCGCGTTGGCATTACCGGATGTCGTAATCTTTTTTGTCTTGCGGGTTATTGAAGTCCTCGATCTGAGGCGGCATGTAGTTCACCGGCTCGGAAGCGGTCTGGGCTTCGATCTCCAGGCGGGCCGCGTCGGACTCGTAAGAGTGCGCGTTGGCCACGTCCGCGTCGGCGTAATACTTGCAGGCCCGCACGGCCAGGAGAAAAGCCAGCCGGCTTCTCAGCGGGACGTGATCGTGCCGCGTGTAGAACGTCGGGCTGATCTTGCGATACGCGATACGAACCCACGAGCACGATGTAAAAAGCTTGATGCGCCGGTATTGCGGGAGAACTTCGTCGGGCTCGTAGATTGCGAGGAGAGTTCCAGTAAGTCCTGAATTGTCGATAGTGGCGAGACGGACGCTGCCCGCCGTGCGAACTTTCTTAACGCCCACAATTCTGCCAATCGTCGGTGCAATCGAGTCAGGAATCGCGTAACCGTAGACCGTCGGGACCTGGTAGCCATCGAGCCATTCTCCATTCACCTGCCGCCGGAGCCGGTTGCCCTGATAGTCGTAGCCGTAGACGATCAGCTCAGAGTTGTTATCCGCGTTGGACTGGAGGTAAGCCACGAGCTTGGAAGGCGTCAACAGGTCGCGGTAGGTCGAATGCCACTGACCTTGATCCTGCCAGGCCCAGTCGCACGCGCCCCGGCAGTCGCCCGGACCGTTCAAATGGAAGTTGAAAAGCTGATCGAACCCGAGCGTCGGTTTGCCACCGAGGTTCACCGCCAGCACCGTCTCCACCTCGCGAGGCAGTGTCACGCAAAGCCCGCCGTTGGTGCAGATATCGAGCCAGCCCCGCCAGCCCTCGAATTCGCCCTTGTTGGCAATGAGCGTGACCGCGTCCCCGAGGAACCGGAAGAACCGCGTGTCATCGCAGTTTCCCACGATCCGTTTCGCCTCGTCGTAGATTTCGGCAACAGTGAACAAGTTAGTCCTCCTCTTCCTTGTAGCCCTCGATCTTTTCGTCGCGGAGAGCGTCCAGAGCGTCGCCGGTTTCCGTATCGGCCTTGATGGCGGGGCCGCCGCTGCCCTTGATGTCCTTCATCGAGAGCAGCTCGATGCACACCTCGTAGCGTCCCTCCGCAATCTCGGTAGTGACCCGGCGCAGCCGGAACTTCACCGTGGCCGTCCCGGACTTCGGGAGGTCGTAAGGCTTGGTTCCTTCAAGATGAATCGTCGGTCCGTCGGGACCCTTCATGTCAGACAGGGAAGGAGGTCCCTTAAGAGTGTTTTTTACTAGGTCGAGAGTCGTTGTCATAAATGCCTCACACTACGATACCATAGCGATCTGCCAGGTAGTCGATATAGATGTCTTGGGTTGCCGTGTCATGCGCTACCCCGGTGAAAACCAGGATCTCGGCGATTGCGATGCCTTTGCTGTAGGAAGGCGTCACGTCTTCGCCACCAAAAACGAGTCCGCGTTTGATGGAAGCACCCATGTCCGGGGACCCAACCGTGCCGGCGGCAAGCTTGTTCTGCCGATGCTCGGTATTGATATCGTTGAAAACATGCGTTCCCACAAAGGCGACGTGATGCGACGGTTGCGGGTTGGGCATCGCGCAAACGCCTCCGTTTATGTTGCCATACATCGTATGAAGTCCGCCCGAGATATAGCGGCCGATGTTCCACGAGTAGGGATCCAGAGACGAAAAAGCCCAGTTTCCACCGGTCGCGTTGTCATACCAGTAAAAAACACAGTAGATCGTGCAAGGCTCGGATAGCGGATCGTCGCTCGTCATCACCTGCCGCAGTTGCGTAACGGTGGTCCCGGGGCCAACGACCATCCAGCGGTGCTTTCCGTCCGGTGCCGGAAGGCGTGGGTTATACCCCGTGTTAAATAGGTAGGTGGATGAAGAAATGCTCGGGTCATAAAGATGCCACTTGGTCACTTCGAACTGACCCCATCCCGCCACGTTTGCGTCTCTCAGTCCAACCTCGACACCGCTAGCGGGTAGACTGGCCCGGCCGAGAAAATCGACGGTGTAATCGGCCAGACTTCCCGTCAAGGTAACGTTCGTTGACGCTCCGGTGGCGGATCCGTTGTGGTAAACTTGAAGGTTCGTATTGCCGGTCACTCGGCGAGCCGTGAAAGTAAGCCGGTAAGTCTGGCCAGGAAAACAATAGCGAACCGTCTGGGCCATGCCGCCGTTTTGCGCTCCAACAGTATAGAGAGTCGGCGAGTCGTTTGTTCCGGCCCCGAGTTCGTGCCAGGCCCATCCGCCGCCGCCTATGGTCATGTCTTCCGAGTAGCACAACAGATTCGACTTGGTGTTCGCCTCAGTGAGAAACGCCGGATGAACCGCGCCTGCCGTTCTGGCGGACAAATTCCTGGAATTCGTTTTGTTGGTCTTGTCCACCGTGGCGTCGCTCGCATTCCCGAGAACGCTGATTGCATTCTGAAAACCGGGGAGTCCCTCGGTGAGATACTTGTCCGGTCGGAACCACGCCCACAGAGTCGCGTCGGCGGGATCCGGTTCCCACCCAACACCGCCGGCGCAAGCCAGAAAAGCGGGATCTCGAAAATTGAACGTTTGCATGGCTCCTTATGGGGTGACGTTGATGTCACCCAGGTATTTGATGTTGAAGTAGCCGTCGAACAGGTCGTCGATGTCGGCATCCAAAAGAACCGTGTTGTAAAGGCAAACCTCGGCAAAGTAATGCTGCTGCCCGCCGCCATTGTAAAGCCCGATTGTTCCGGCCTTCATAGTGGTGACGTTCGTGTCTCCGCTGTCCTCGCCGAGGTGAGTCTTATTACTGCTGAACCTCGGAACCCCGCTGGCGGAAGTTCGACGAAAAGCTTTCACTTTCCATCCGGTATTATCGCTGGCTGCGGAATTTTTCAACTCTGGGTTAGCGACGATATACATGTAGGGAACAAAAAGCGCTCCGGGGGTGTCCCGCATCTGATAATTCCCGGAATGATCCGACATCACAATGGTGGTTCCACTCACGAGCTTCAACACAGAAATCATGGTGAAGTCACCAAGATTGACGGACGTCATATCGAAATGATGCCATCCGTCGGGAAAGTAAAGAGCGGAATGACCGGAGTTTGCCATGTAACCGGCCGACTTGTAATGAGGCGCTTTGGTCGCGTGAGGAACCGCATTGTCCAGAGTCGCCGAAAGATCCGTCCAGTTGTTCACCACGGGATCGTTGTCCGCCAAGCCGTCGTCGTCATAGTCGGCGGAGTCATACCAACGGATCAGCCCGGCGTAGTCGGAGGGCAGCGCCGTGTAAGGCGACGCCCCGGCGACTGCCGCCAGAAAAGCTGTGTCTCTGAGAACGAAGGCGCTCATTAGGCTTCCACCGCGTAGGCCGCAACGATATTCGCGTCGCCGGCCGCCCGCGCGTAAAGAGTCAGGACACCGATCTTGTTGGCCGCAATCGTGGCGGGTTTTGTCCCCACAAAACGCCAGGCCGCGTTGAAGGTCAACGTGCGGTCGCTGCCGTCGCAAACCAGAATCGCGGTAACGCTCCGGCCCTCGTCCTCGTTGGAAACTTCAAGCGAAAGATTCCCGGTCAGACTGATAACCCGGTAGGCTTCTTCCAGCATGTCCAGCGTGATGTTCGCGTTGTAGACTTCCGTCTTCTGGCCGAGCCGAAGGTTTCCGTCGACCAGCAACTCGTCGTTGGTCGAATCCCAGTTCAGCTTCGCGTCTGCCGCTAGCGCCTCGGGCGCTCCGCCGTCGTTGAACTGGAGGTCTCCTCCGGAGCCGGCGACAACCGCGTCCGCGCCGTCCGCTCCGTCAAGCCCATCGGCTCCGGCGGGACCGGCCGCGCCGCCCGCGCCAGTAGGACCGGCGGGACCCGAGGTTCCCTGGATGCCCTGGGCTCCCATGGGACCCGTCGCGCCGATCTTATCCTGCGGGACCTTGCGGAGCCGCCAACCTTCCGGGAGCAAAATGTCCATCACCACATACCCCGTTGGGGTAGCTCCGGTGAAAACTGGTAAATCTTGAACTTTCATTGCAGTAGCAGGTAATCGTATGGGTCTTCCGTTACCCGGGTTCCGTCGCCGTCTTCCCAGACGTCCATTTCAGGATTCACGACGGGCGGGATGCCTTCGACGGTTCCCATTCCATTGTTGGGAAACAACCAAAGATCGGTTCCGGCCAGAACCTTATCCGGATCCGGATGAAGCGGGACAAAGGTGCTTCGGCACTCGTCAGCCATATTAAGCCAGGCGCACGTAGTTAATGACCGTCCGGGCCGCGACAAGATTCACAGCGCCCGCTGTGGTGCAGCTCCCGTAAAGCGCGACGGTCTTGTTGATGCCGTCGGTTGTGTAGATCACTTCGATAACAAGTTGCCCGCGCTGAGTGTCCACGAGCCGGTTTATCGACTGCTCGCTGGCCGCCACGTCGGCAGAATTCGACACGTTGTAGAGCTTGACCGCCACCACATCCGCCAGACCGACGCCCGCTTGCGCGAGGAATGCCACGGTGCAGGTAATCTTGTAGGTTCCCAGCGCCGGAAGAAGGACCTGCGGGTTGCCCGCGACAAAGTTGACCGCCGCGTAAGCCACCTGCAACGCGTAGTTGGTGCCGGCCGGGTAATTGGTCTGCCCGTTCTGCGCGGTGTAGGATACCCCGGGGGTGCCCTGGGGACCCGCGATACCCTGCGGCCCCGTCGGCCCAACGATGCTTTCGCCAGGAAATCCGCTCGGGACAACCAAACGCCCCGCGCCAACAGTCCCGCTGACCCCGGAGAGCGCCCGCTGGAGCGTCGCCCACACGTTGCCGCTGAAATCGGTGTTCGTCACCAGATACCAGCCGGAACCCTGGACAAAAATGTAGGTGCCCGTTATGATCGACGGATTGTAGCTCGTCCGGAGAACCACGTTAGGAGCGCCCAGCGTCGGCTGGGTGAAGCCCTGCAAGGTCACCGTATAGGCGTTGTGCCCGTTCGTTCCAGCCGTTCCCGCAGGACCGGCCGGCCCAGTAGCTCCCGTGATTCCCTCGTCGAACAGCCGGAGAAAATAGCAGGCGAGCCCTTCCCCGGAAGAGCGAGGGTTGTTGGGCAGCCCGGTCTCCAGATTGCAGGGAAGCACCCAGCGCACCTGGCCGTTCACCTCGGTCTTCGTCACGATCCCGAAAAACTGGGAAGTGAAGTTTGAAATCTGCGACGGCAGGGATTCGCAAGCCGGCGTGTTGGTAACGGTCACCCCGCACGGGTTGGAACAGCAAGTGGTGATCGTGGATTCGCAATCGCAACTCATATCAGCTCTTAGTTAGGTGCTTGACGGCCAGTTGAACCTCTTCGTCCTGGGCCTTATCTTGGGCCACCTTGAAGAGTTTCAGAACCGCGTCCTTGGTTGCTTGGTCTGGGAGCGATTGATCAAGCATGGCTTTAAAATTCTGCCCGCCCTTAATCACCTGGGACAACGCTTTGGTCGCGCCCTTCACCCCGAGGCTAACCGCGTTCATGCCGAGTCCAACAGTCGGGTTCATCGCGGATCCGACAACCGAAATCACCTTGACCGCCACGTAACCGAGAACCAGCAATACCAAAAATCCGCCCACCCACGCGAAGTAGCTAATCTGGATGAAGCCGGTGCCCTCGATCTTCTTTCCGATGTTGTGGTCGTTCTCCTTCTGAAAAGCAACCACGCGCCCGTCCTGCTTCGCCACGGAAGCCCGGGTCTTGTCGGCCAGCACGGGCGTCGGATCCACGGAGCGGCTCTCAGGCGGTCCGAGCACGTCGGCCACGGCATCCGCAATCTCGGCGGCCTCGGCGGCGGGCAGAGTCACCTCGGGCGGCGAGGCGTTCTTCACGGCGGCAACCAATACCTCGCCCGCTCGGTCCTTCGCACGCTGCGCGGCTTGCTTCTGAACTTCCTGCTCGCGCCACTTGGGCGTTGGGAATTTCTCCACCTTGTCCTGGCCGAGTTCGACTTTCTTCGGGATCAACGTCCCACATCCCGCCATCAGCAATGACAGGCAGGCGACGGCTAAAAGTAACGGGCGCTTTCTCATCTTTTTTGTTTCCGGCGAGGAGGCGGGGGAACCCGCACGGCTCGCGCTTTTCGAATCACATACCACACGGTCGCCACGGTAACCGCGAGTTGCCCCAGCGAAAGAGCAACGTTCAACCACGGCCCAATAACCGAAGCGAAATTGACCGCCCATGACAGGGCGATATTCCCACCGAGCACCGTCCCCACCGCCGCTCCATCATCAGCGAAGATCCGCTTTAACATCGCTGGCATCCCTCTCCTTAGTGAGTTCCGCGACGAGCCGGTTCACCGCAGTCGCGACAAGCTGGTGCTCGTCGAAAGTCAGTCTCGCCATTTTCGCGGCTTGAAACAAAGTTTCCAACGCTTCTTTCGGGGTCATCGTAGCTGGGTTCATGGCTTATGGGCACGAAGGGCATCCGCCCTTCCAGGTGTGTTTAGCCGCCTGCGGCCGGGAAACGAGCGGCACGAGCTTTCGGTCGGCCGGTCGGAGGCCGGCCGGCGTGGCGCTCTTAACGCGGAGTTTGAAAAATCCCAGCGGTCGGTTCACGTTACGCCTCCACCGCGTAGGCGGCGACAATGTTCGCGTCCGCCGCTCCGTAGCAGCGGAGGGACAGCATCGCGGTCTTTCCGGCGGCAATGAGCGCGGGTTCCGTTCCAACGAAGATCCACGCCGGAAAAGTGAAATTCCGGTCGGAGCCGTCCGCCAGAATCTTGAGGGTTACCTCTTTGCCGGCCGCGACGTTCGTTGTGGTAAACTGCACATCCCCGGTTAGGGAGATAGTGCGCTGGCCTCCAAGATTGAAGTCGATTGCCGTGCTGGCGTTGTAAGTCAGAACCGACTGCGCCTGCACAACGTTGCCGTAGTTGTTGATTGAGAAAACCGAAGCCGTATTTCGGTGAAGGTCAAGCGCCTTCGAACCGGAAGCGCTGTTGTCGTCGTCGATGTCGACCTTGAGCCCGGTGAAGGTGGTTCCGCCAGCGTCCCAAAAAGGAGCGATCCGGGTGTCCCCGTTCCAGGCCATTTCGATTCGCGTGACGGACACAAGCGAATCAGCCGGGGCATTGAGAACCCTGAATACGCCCTCGCCGGCCGACTGGTTCAGGGTCGTAACAGTCGCACAACCCTTAGCTCCCGCGTAATTCTCGCCGGCTATTTCAAAATAAGCGCCCCGGGCTTTGGAGTCGGCACTCATAACCGCCAGCGCACTCTGGGCGTTTGACAAAAAAATCCGGCGGTCCACGGCCAGCGCCGCGCAGTCGAACTGAACATTTCCCGTCGCACCAACCACTCGGAAGGACTCCACAGTCCCTCCGGTATGGAGCACGATTGCGTCCGCATCGGTGACGCTGTCTCGAAAATTAACCGGGACGTCAATGACAACGTTCCCCGTCATTCCGTTGACACTCTGCACGGGAACCGGAACAGTGACCGCGCCGGTCATCCCGTTGACACTCTGCACGGGAACCGGAACAGTGACCGCGCCGGTCATCCCGTTGACACTTGTGACAACTGAACCGGACGCGATGGCTTGAGCGATCTTGCCGAGGAGCGTGGTGTCTGAATCGCCTACGCAAGGTCTTGTATTTGCGAACATCATATCAAGAGAAAGTAGCCAACCATTTTCGGAGCAACCGGTTTATCGAGTCCGCCGGGCACGGATATCCGCCCCTTGCCTGGACAATTTTGGCAAGTAGAATCCACTTGCCATCGCCAGGCAAAGGTGTAGTGTCTTTGAACATCATTCTGGCCGGTCACCTTGCTCCGGTCGTTCCGGGTCATCCTGATCGTCCTGATCGTCCTGATCATCCTGATCATCCTGGTCATCCTGATCATCCTGATCGTCCTGGTCATCCGGAACGGAAGGCTCGTCTGGAACCTGATCCGAAATATCCGGAATATCGCCATCGTCGATAACCTGAGCGTCAAGACAAAGAAGAACTCGCAGCAGAGTAGAAAATGGAGAATGCTGGATCCCGTAGCTGAAAGGCCCGAAGCATCCAGTGCAGGTGAACCCGCAGGTCCCCTCAAAAATGGCGTTGAGTTCGTAAGCGGTCTTCTCGTCGATGCCTTGCGCCTCGCCGCCGCTGTTGCAACGGCCCATCCGTTGGAGGATGCACGCGATTCTCGCCCGGTTGGCAGCGCTAAGAATCTGCCCGCGTTCGATATAAAGAAGGAGCGCGATCATCGTGAAAAACGGCTGGTCTCTCAAATACGAAGCAAGAACGCAACTGAGTCCGGGGAAGACCCGAAAAACGTCGTTGACCACATAGACTGCGCGTTCGCCGACGGTTTTACCGGCGGGACCTTTTTCGAGGTAGTCGAGAAGGCACAGAAGTTTGGACCGCTGAGTCGCTGATAAGATGGCCATAAAAACAAAAAATTGGGAGGATAAGGTCGGGCCGGAGAGAACCCGCTCTCCGGCCCTTATTCACCTACCCTCGATGTTTTCGAGGTCTAAGCTCTCGCTCAGTCCTCGCAGACACCGACAGTCGAAAACGAGTCGGCCCCGCTGTAGGAGCTGGCGTCGACGTCGCAGCAGTTCACGAGACCCAGGTCGGCCTTGCAGCGCCGATACAGAATGTGGATGATGTGCTGCGGGCGTTTCGGGCGGTAGGCCCGAGTGATCTGATACTTGTGCCAACCGTAGTCGCCCCACTGGTTGCACGTATTGTCAATGACATAGTGCCAGGACAGCTCTCCCGCGTGAAGCTGAGGAGCGAACTTGAAGCTGCCCTCGCCCACATACCGCTCGGGAACGAGCCGCTCGAACGAGCCGGTCGCGACAAAGGTGCCGACTTCGTAGTCAGCTTCCAGCCAAGCCGGATTGACTTTGGCGTAGGCCGTATTCTTGAGCGCGTTGGTCACGATAACCACGGGGTCAACCAAGGCGAGCGTGCCGTCCGGGTTGAAACCGGTAGCGCGAAGCGGGCGCTGGTCGATACCGAAAGCGATGCCGCGATAGGCGGGACTCTGCTCGAACCCGTAGGCCGTGAGCATCGTCTTGCCCATTTCGTATCCGCCTTCCGTCAGCGCGATTGCGACGTTATTGACGCCGATCTCGGTGCGGAAATATTCAACCTGGTCGTGAGACCCGATGAACCGGAAATGGGGCATCCCGTTGGAGCTGGAATACCACTCGCCGAAAAGGACTTCGCGCAGATACCCCGCGAGGTATTGCAGCGCTTTGAAGGTCATGGGACCCGTCGGGAGCAACGGGGCGAACTGAACGCCCAGGTCGGTCTCGGAGCCGCCGGTCCACAGCGAGGCGAAATCGTAGTTCGCATTCGCGGTGAATTTGCTCGCGCCGCGCAAGTAGAGCTGGGCTCGCACGTCGGCGTTGATGTATTGGACGATCAGCTTCTTCAAGCTGTCTTCCGCGCTCTCGTAGCTGCCCTTGAAAGCAGAGAAGCCTTTCTTGACGCAGACGTTCGGGCCGCGACCACGGAAAGACTCCAGTTCGACGTTGAAGTCGATGGTGTCGGTTTTGTCCTGATGGCCGAGCTGTCCGCAGAGTTCGGTGTCACAGACGAAAGAAGGAATTGCGAGCGAATCCCCAGGAGCCGCTTGCATCTGGACGATGTTGCGGATTGAGTCGCTGGTGCCGGACGGAAAGGTTCCGCCGCCAATGAGGTTCAGGTAAGGCGCATTCGCGGCCAGGGCTCGCGCGATAGATCCAACGATTCGGTTGGTGTCTTTCGAGGCGATATCACTGATGGCCGGGGCGTCTTCGCAGGTATAAGCCATAACTAAGAGTCTCCGAGACTGATTTTTGGCGTCTCTCCCAACTCCGGCTAATTTCCGCCGAAGTGGATCTTGTGTGTGCTACCGTGCTGTGGCCATCAGCGTTAGGCCGTGCCCCGGGAGCCGCGCGAGACGCCTAGTAAGGCTCACTGCTACCTTCTGCCAAAAATCGAGAAAATGTAAACCCCGATTTTTCAGCGGCCGAGAAACTGCCGGCGAGCCATCCGGTAAAGCGAATCGTCCTTGACGCCGTGAACGAACGAGTGCTCCCGCAAGCAATACTTGAAGGTATCCTCGTCCAATGTGGCTCGTCCGCAACAGTTCCACATGCGAGGAGAAAATTCCACGCCCCACCGGGCGAATTTTGGGAACAAGTAGATATCCCACGCCTCTTTGGCCGGCACACCGCTAACCGTGACCCCCTTAACAAGCCACGTCAACCAGTCCATGTCCCCGGAGCACATGAGGTTACCGTTGGCATGGTGGTGGTAGTGATACGTTTCCGCGCCCACGATGTAGACTTTGTTCGGGCTGTTTAAACGGTCCCATTCGGCGTGCATTTCCGACAGCCAGTTTTTTGAAGTCGGGCAACAGTCGGCTTCAAAGGGGAAGATCCATTTGTAGTCCGGGATTTTTCTGCCTCGTCGCATATTGTAGAACCACTCGACGGCCGAGAACCAAAGCACCCAGGACCCCCAGGGGTGCCCGGCCGCCCGGCTCGTGGTTGTGAGCAGGTGCGTGTTAAACCGGCCGGACACCTTCTTGACGGTGGCCGGATCGTGTCCAGAATCGAATCTGGCGACGAAGAGAAAATCGGTGTCCTGGCGCTTGACCGGCTCCAGGTCCGCCAGAAAATTGGCCAGCCGGAGCGCCTTGGGTCTGTCACCTGGCCAAAATTGCACGGCCACTAAACCCTTCTGTGGTTTTTCACTCATAATCTACCGGTAGATGTGCCAGGGAGCCCGCATTTGGGGCGGGCCAGCCTGCGTGTAGTGCTTCGCGTAGGCGTGCCACACGAGCTTGGTGTTGTGGAGATACCCCAGAGCGTAAAGGGACTCCGCCAAATTCAAATAGGAGGAGTCGATACAGTGCACCTCCTGCGCGGCCAGCACCTGCGGCATCCAATCCCACGCGGACGGACGGGGCGTGACAAAAATGTGCTTCAAATTCGCAGGGAGAAGTTGGCGAACCACATTGAACGCCCGGCTCGGATCCTCGTGGATCAGCGCCACCGGCTCTTTTTGGGTAGGCTCCGCCATCCGGAGAGAAGGAGGGAGCTGGAAGGCGGACCAGCGCAGGTTGAAATTAATCCCGAGCTGGTGGTAGAAAGACTCGTCCCAGCGGTCGATATTGAAGCCCGAATCCGCGAATAGGCCGAGCCGCTTCGCATCAAGACACGATGGGATCCAGCGGAACCGGACGTCATCGTAACCGAGCGCCCCTAACACTTGGATTTGGGGAAGGTCTCCGTAGAGCCTTCGAACATCCTGGATGTATTTAATGTCTGTCAGGATGATCATGCTCTTCGTGGTCGCCGCCAAGGTGCGGTAGAGTCCGTTCAGAATCAAGGCATCGCCCAACTCAAGGTGCCCGAAAATGACCAGTTTGTCCGGGGGAGACGGGATGTTGGTGCCCCTAGGAAATGATTTCATGGGGTGTTAGGGGTCTTTTGAAAAGTGTTATAGGGGCCGTAAACGCACGTCCCGATATGGCCGCACACGAGCCCCAAGTCCACGTGGGCCACGTGGCCGGACTCGTTTGACCGGATGCAGAACGTCACGTCTTCGCCCATGCCGAGCGATGAATTAGTTCGAGCGCGGGTCAGTGCCTGCTCCACTTTCTCGTAAGCCGCAAGACACTTTTCTCCGGTCATCGGACCCTTGGACAGCAAGTCCTGGAGCAGTTCCAGATCCCTGATGGCGCTGTGCTCGGACGAGGTAAACCACTGCCCGCCTTTGCCGCCCTTCCGGGCCAGGTTCGGGTAGCGCTTCTCAACAGCTTCATAGACCGCCCGGTGAATCAACAGGCAGCCGGTGGCAACCCAGCGGGTCGGGACAACCTCGTCGTGCGGAGCTTTGCGGGCGTGCGCGGACATGCCCGGGGTATTCGCGCCCTCGCCAAACATAGGTGCCCCGTGCCGATGTCTCCCGAAGTAGAGAGCGCCAACCAGCGTTTTCTGGTGACCGAGCAACCGCTCCAGCGCGTTGAAAGAAGCGAAGGGTTCCTTGAGGTTGAATCCCGTATTTCCGTTGAACCACTTGGCGCTTCCGAAGGGAACAACCATGTCATCGTCAATGGTGAGCATCCAATCACAATTTGATTTAAGAAACAGGTCGGCGCAGGAATTCCTGGAATGCGCCACAAATGCGTCACCATGATTGAGCGCTACCGAATGCCGCCGATTGTCAATGAGTCGCATCACCGAGTAGGCGGTGATCGGGTTGGTCATTTTTCCCCATGGCAAAACAACCATGACCTTTTCGTTCACATAACGCGTCTCAAATACCTTGCGCGGCGACGTAGCGACAAGCGGAATGCCAGAAGCTTTATCCGGTCCCTCGGTGCTCACAGATTGGCGCGGCTCCGTTCATTGATAATCTGATCCCGGATGGCATCCAGCGCGGAGCCGGTATTGCCGCCGAAAAAGTCGTCCTGCTTCGTGGGCAGCGGCCTGTTTCCTGGCGCGGGCGCGGCGGAGTCTTTCAGCCGGCCGACGCTGGCTTTCTTGAAGCGTTCCAGCTTCTCTTTCAGCTCGTCGCGCTCCTTCGTAATCGCCGTGAGTTGCGCCACGGCCGACTTATGCACGTTCTGGAGGTTGAAAAACTGGGCCAGCCCTGTCAACAGCGTCGCCCGCATCTTCGGGGAATCGTCGTCGAGCGCGACTTTCAGCTCGCCCCGGATCTGGCGCACGAACTGGTTGTGCGCTGTGGCGGCTTTCTTCTCTTCCTCGGTAGCGCCCGCTTTAGGGGCCTGATCTTTCGTCCACTGGAGATTGCCGAGAAAATCGTTCAAGTGCTGCTCGGTGGCCCGGTTGTGCGAAACGGCGCTGTCCTGCCACGCCTTCTCGCGCTCGGACACATAGGCCGCGACGTTCTCCTTGGCGGACTTCATCGCGTTCTCCCGATTGAACTTGTGCAGTTCGATGTCGGTCAGCTTCTGTTCGACGATGCGCCGGATCGTGCCGTCTTCCACGGTCTCCAGAATCTTCTCCATCTTGACGGCCGACGGACCCCCGTATTTCCGAATCGCGTTGATCGTATCGTCGTCGACGCTGGGGGACTTCCGGAGCTGCGCGTAGATGAATTCCTCGGCTTGTGCAATATCCGTGTTCCACTTTTTGAACTGCGGATCCGCGTCGATGTCGAGCTTGGCCCGGAACTTCCGAAGGTCTTCCAGTTCGGCCTTCGTCTCCTGGGGCACCGGATCCGCCAGCTTGGTCTTGGCGTCTTCCAGTTCCTTGGTCAGCGCTGCGAGCTTTTCATCATATTCGTGGTAACGCTGCGACGCCTGGGTCTTCACAAAAGCGAAAGCTTCGTGCGACTTCCGGCTCGCGCCCTCGGGGAGCTGCGGCGCGTCTTTGAACGGATCTTCGACCTGGACTTCTGGTTTCGGCTCGGGATCCGGCGCGGGGTCCGGCGCTGGGTCAGGCGCGGGATCCGGAGCAGGGTCAGGGTCCGGCGCGGGGTCCGGCGCGGGCTCTTCCTTCGGCTCCACCTTCGCCGGCACGGGTTCCGGCTCCGGCGCGTCCTCCGCCAACTTCGCTTTCTGCTGCTCCAAAAGCTTGTCCAACGCACTGCCGGTATTCGGGTCGAATTCCGGCGTTAAGTTGGCGCTGCCCTGGGCAACGAGTTTGTCATGGACCGTTTGGTTCTCTGCGGCTAGGTCCTTGAAGCCGGGCTTCGGTGTTTCTGACATAGGGTAGGTTAGGTGGTTTTTTGTCCGTCGGCCCACCGGTCGTCATCCAGCGGGTCGGGGTAGCTTCTGCTGTGGGTTGCTTGATCCGGAACGGAAGGCGGGGGAAGTGTTAGGGCCAGGATACTTTTCGCGGCCGATCCCCAAGCCGCCACTTCGCCGGATCGGATAAGAATCTCGTTTGTCGGGCCTCCGTGAAGAAGCTGCGGGACCTCTTCCAGAAGCTTCGGGAGAAACTTCTGGCCGGTTGCGGTATTCAAGAACGCTCGGAATACCGCGCGATCTTCGCTGGACCATTCGGTGCTATCGGGGGTGATTTCTATCATAGGTGAACCTTTACGGCATCAGGGCGGCGTCTTCCGCCGGCCCGAGCTGCTCCTGCTCCTGGTCGATTGCCGCCGATGCGTCCTGCACCTGGCCGGCCTGCGCGTCCAGCGCTTTCAATTCCTCCATGGCTTTCAGCGCCTTCTTCACAAAATCCAGATAGGGCTTCATTTCCTCCTTGGAAACGCCCGAGTTGAGCCCCTGGTTGGTATGCTCGTTGACGTGGAGCACGACGGTCTCCAAAACCGGGATGCCCATCTGCCCCTGCATAACTCCGCCCGCCACTTTCTCGGCGAACGGCATGAGCGTTTCAAGGTGAATCACGTGGCCGTCTCTCGGGGAGACCGGCACGGGGATGCCCTGCATAAGGAGCGCCAGCTCGATCTGCTGCGCCCGCTGCTGCTCGGCCTGCACGGTCGGATCGTTGTCGGGGAGCAACACCCGCTTCGCGAATTCGGAGTCGACCCGCGCGGTGATGTCTTCGAGTTCGAGCTGCCGCTGGTTGTAAAGCGGGTTGCCTTTCTTCTCGGAAGCCACCGCGACAACCATCTGCCGCTGCATCGGGGTAAGATCCCGGATCGTCTCGGCGGGCGGGCACTCGGCCAACTCGTCAAGCTCTTCCTTCGACATGATTTCAAGCATGGCCTTCTGGAACGCCTCCGCGTCGTCCTCGGTCGTGTCGGGGTCGCAAATGCGCTTCTGCATCGTGTGCACCATCTGCAAAAACTGGGTGAGGAACCGGCCGATCCGGTGGTCCTTGTTTTCCTCCTCGCGGGCGGTGGTGATGTTCCATGCGGCCGAGCTGCGCATCGCCTCGCCCGTCGACGGCGCGATAGGCGACACGTTGCCGATAAGTTGGTCGACCAAACTCTGAAAATACGCGTCCAGCCGGAGAAAAGGCTCCACGTTGCCGTCGAACTTCTGCTCCAGCACGGTCCATCCCTGCGGCACGATCACCATGGCCCCGATCACGCTCATTTTGAACTTGTGGAGCTGCCTCGGGTCTCCCTGAATCAACGTCTTGCCGGAGAGGATGGTCCGGTCCGCCGCCTCGTTGCGGCCACGGTCGAGCATCGCGGCCAGCTCGTAAATGTCGCGGCCCACGCCCTTGGAGCCGTGCATGGTGCCGGTCCCGCGCTGAAACGCGAAGAACGCCAGGCACTCTTCCATGCTGTCGAACCGGTCGTCCTGCGAGAAAAGCGGAAGGAGGTCCGGCCCGCCCAGGCGGTAGTGGCTCACCTTGCCCGTGACTTCGCGGACCAAAATCGAGTAGGACGGGATCACGCCCGCGCCGCTCATGTAGGAGGTCCCCACGCTGAGGTCTCTCTCGGCGTGCTGATACCACGATTCGGCCGCATATCCGCCGGTCGTCAGTTGGTCGCGGATGCCGGCCGGGGTGGCGTTGTTAATGAGCTTGATGGCGTTGTTCACGTCCCAGCCCACAACTTCGGCGGCCTCGCGGTCCTTGATCTCTTCGTAGAGTTCGTGCGGCAGGTAGGTCTCCTTGAGCACAACCAACTGGCACGAGCTCACGCACTGCTTGGTGCCGTCGGGGAGCAAAAATTCGTCGTGCCGGTGATGCTTCGGGAACCACGTAAACTCGTCCAGCCAGCTCACCACGCTGTTTCCCCACAGCGCGTTGTCGAGGGCCACGTTGCCGATCAGATCCGCCCACTCTTTGCGGGAACGGATCAGCTTGGTCACGCCCTCGCGGAACTTCTCGGTCTTCACGGAGCTGCCGTCCCACAAGGACGAGAGCTTGGCCGAGGTCAAATACTTGAGACTGGCAATCGCCTCCTCGAACCGGGGAGACACTTTCTCGATCATGGCGGGAAGCGGCTTGGTCGTGAAATTCGACCGCCAGCCGAGCCCCTGGTTCTCCAGAGACTTCTGCTCATACGGCCGCTCCGCATTATACTTGGCGAAAATCCGGTTGTTGACGGTATGCCGGACCCGGTTGGACTCGGCAACGGCCATGACGATGTCTTTCGCCTGGGCCGCGTCCCTTATGGCACGCCGGCGGGGCTTGCCGCCGCTCTCCGGGATGTCGGGACTCTGCGTTAGGGAACCCGTGCCGTCGGTAGTCGACCGGACGTAATCGTTGACGTTCTCGGGGAGTTTGCCTCCGCGCTCGAACTTGTTACTTTCTGCCATACAAATGTTAGTGTGCGGGAAGACCTAATTTGTCAAGCCCGATTTTTCTTTCTCCAGACCGCTTTCCAGCGGCCAGCCGGGCACTTCTCCATCGCCAGCCAGGTCTTTCCGGCCACGAGGCACGTGCACAATCGGCACTGGGAGCACTGCGTCAAATGCTCGCACCAGTCGCACCGGTCCAGACGGGCTTCCCGCTCGCCGGGGGTCACCAGAAGCTCATAGCCGCGCAGGCGAGCCCACGCCGCCCGAGACGCCGCCCGAGCAAGATTCAGCAAGTTAGGGAAAAGAATCTCTCGCATTACTGAGCCTTTCTCCAACAGCTCCCCGGCAGATGTGGATCGTTTAAACGACTGTCCGCGATCCAAACCGCCACTTTCAGGTCATGGCCCAAAACGGAGCAGTGAAGCAGCCGGGGGTCGGCCGCCCGGCCCCTCAGATTCTGCTCTTCCAAAGCTTTGACCGCGCTGGAGCACGTGGAGCATCCCTTCGCCACGGCGCTCTGATTAGGGCACCGCATGCAGATGTCCGCCCGCTGCTTGGCGTCAGCCGACGGCACGTAGGCCGGGGTCACCTTGGACAGCTCGGAGAGCCACTTGAGAACGCGGGCCTTGAGAGAAATTCCGCCGGCAGCCGGATGCCGCCAGGATCCCTTGTCGTCGTAACAGGACGACGGGTTCTTGTGGCACGCCTGCGCGGTCACCTCGGTCGTCGGATCCCCCGGTGGAAAACGGTTGAGCAGCCGGTAGTGGACGACCTTCTTGATCACGCCCCGCCAGCTCCCCGCGCGAATAACCGTTCCGTCGCGCTCCTTGAATTCCCACCCGTTGGGCGGACGGATGTTGAATTGGATTCGAATCATAGCAATTCTCCAGTCATGTCGGAGGGCTGGAGGTCCAGCGTGTCCGATTTGTTCGTTGCGTCGATGAAATAGCCATCGGGGTAGGGATTGTCATACCAGCTCGCTTCGTTCGGCAGGGACGCGCCGCCCTTCATCGAAATGACGACCGACGCCGCAAGCCGTGCGACGTGAACCGCAAGTGTCAAGGAGTCCGCCTCGTCGGGGGACTCGTAACCACGGGCAATGTAGTCAGCCTTCGGCTCCACCCGCGTCTTGCCGGCCTGCTGGCGATACATCCGGTTGCCGAGCTGCTGATGCAGCTTCGAAAGGTCTATACTCGGGTGGATCTTGACGTAGCCAAACTCGAACCACGCGCGAGCCCCAAACCAAAGCTCCGAGTCGATCCGGTGAAAACGTTCCTTGCAGGTCTTGGTGTCTTCCTCGCAAATCTTCGTCCCGGTCGGGCTCTCGGAGTAGTTGATGGCGAAAATCTGCCCGAAATCGTGCGCCACAAGATCCGCGACGCCCTGCCCGTGCCCCGTCCGGTCGCACCCATACCAACCGGCCAGGACACCGCATTTATGGTTCATGTCGACTACCGATTTGGTCATCGGTA